CGACAGTTGAATCAACTGTCAATCTGTGATCATTATCAGTACCAGATGGATTCGGGTAAAGGTTAGTTATGTATGAGTTCATAAGAGATATTTTACATTATGTGTCAACGACTTTGGCGATTGACGTAAGTTGAGAATTTTTTGTTAAGAGAGTTGTTATTGCTACGAATATCAATCTTTTCTAGCTCTTGAGCTAAGTAGTTTTGAGCGATAGCTTCTTCGGTTCTAGCATCCTCGTACTTGGATTCCACACGTAAGAAGTCGGCATAAGATGCGTGTGCTAAGTAAGAAAAGAACTCAAGTGGAACTGTAAGTGCTCTGTTCGCTGCTCCGTTTACAGTACCTCCGTCTACGAAATCGGCGGCTACTGGTGGGTCACTGACTGCAACTGTAAATAAAGTCAAAGGCTTTTTGTAAGTGACAAAAGCTGTGTTATCGTTTCCACTTGATATGTTAAGAATATTTGCACCATCAACGTCTACAAAGAAATCGTACTCGATTGCAGAAGTGTCTATAAATGGTTGCTTCCTATGTATTCTTATGTACTCCGATATTGAATCCAATCCGGACTCATCATAAGGAACTAGATTCAGTGGTCCTTTTACTTTCAATGTACCGGTTTGTCCAGCGGTTGGATTTGCTGTAAATGTCTTTACATCAAAGAAACTTTCTGGTGCATCTAAATCTGATGATCCAAACTCTTGGTCTCCCGGAGTATCAAAGCTACTAACAGCTATAGTTCCGTCCGCATTTTCACTTACAGTAATATCCGTTCCTACGTACCATCTTTTATTAGAACCATCGTAAGTTGTTTGGAAAATAACATTATTAGTATTTGTTAATCCTTGATAAACTTTTGAGCCAGAAACACTATTTCCAGTTCCAGTATCTCCCCCATCAGCTAATCCAATGAACTGATAGCTTTGATTTATCTCAGTATTATCCGCTCCGGATCCAGCACCTCCAGATAATGTCAACGCAGCAACTTTTCTTTCTTCGCCGGAAGCAATGTACCTCGTCCAGCTTGGGCTTGTGTTGTACGCTTCGGAGTACCGTCTATTAATAAAGTTAGATAACTTTAAGTATTCATCGCCGGTCATAGTACCAGCTCCGATGAGGGACTGTATTAAGTCAATTAGTTCTCCGTAAGTGCGTGTTTGCATTATATTTTATTAGGGCTTAGTTCGTCAAATGTTTTGTTGTAGTGCTTGATAAATTCTTTGGAGTGAACCTCCTTGTGTCCGTACTTGTTTGTTAAGCGAAAGAACTCACGAGCTGGCATAGTTGCCACCGGTCTTCCGAGTACCGGGTGCTTTGTTCCTTTCAAATGTTTTGCTTGCTTTGCAGCAGCTGCAACTCTTTCGTGCTCTGTTTCTCTTTCCAATTTGAAACCACTCTTGATTTCATTCATAAATGCTTGATCGATTTCACCATCTGTGAAACTGCGAGGTAAGTCCGTTATAATATCCATAGTAGTTTTAAGTTAAAAAGAAAAAGGTAGGGGGCTTTCGCCCCCGTACCGAATATAATAATTAAGTAGTTGCCTTAATTAAGCCGTGTGCTTGTGGCTGATATACTCCTAATGTAAGAGCACAATCCACATATCCACGCTCACCACCACCTTGGTTAGGTAGACGTGTTGATCCCATTGGGATTAACTCGTGAATACCAGCGTATTCTGGGTTAATTAAGTATCCAACTTCACCAGCTTGTCCGAAGCTTGGCATACAATCTGGGTTACCGTTTACGATAGAAACGATACCGTGATCTGATTGGTATAAATCAACAGTTAGTTTGATTTCACCAGCACCACCATCGTAGTTTACTGAACGAACGTTGTCAGTAGCTGAACCAGTTGTACGTGCGAAGTCACTGATGACTCGGCGTAATTTAGTATCAGCAACTAACATAAGGTCGTTAGTTGTACCAGTTTGACTGAAGATAGAAGAGATGATGTCGTTGAATGCACTTTCGTCAAATGCAGTAGCGTTAGCTTCAGCGACTGTGTAAACACTGTCAGCTGGAGTACGGAAAGAAGCTGGAACATCAGCTGGTCCAGATACTGATAACCACTCACCTAAACCACGAAGGGCGTAAGCTGTGTCAGTACCGTTTTCAACTGCACGATCGTTACCGGATGCAATAGTTGCTTCGATGTCACGTTTAAGTTCACGGATTGCTTTAGCTTCTGCTTGAGCGATCTTAGCTGGTCCTACTGAATCAACTGCTTCTTGCAGATCTGATACTTGGTAGTCACGGCGGAACTTCTGTACGTAGTTACCTAAGCGAGCACGTCCAGCAAATTTATCTGTGAATGTGCTTACGTCAGCACCTTCACGGATACCAGATGTTGTTGGGTCTGCTAGTGAGTCTACTGTCCACTCTACGAATGTAGCCGATGCTTTCTCTTTGTTAAGAGATGAAAGGATTGGAGTTTCTTCTGGAGCAAGAATTGATAGAACATCTGTCAAGTCTTCTCTATTAGAAACACCAGATCCCGGATTTGTTGTGTCATATGTATTTGAGAATGCCATAGTATTTAATAGTTAAGATATTATCTGTTTTTGATTTGTTGTGTTCTGAGAGTAATGAAATCACTCTTGTTGCCAGATTGTCTAAACCGTTGGTTAAGGTCTTTAAGTGCCTTAACGGACTTATTCACTGTTTTCTCTGATGTAGATGCGGAGCTTGCTCCAGTCTTAGGAGGATTCAGTGTCGTAGATTTAGTAGGCTGCTGGATCACTTTTCTTCCGTAGATACTGTTCGCTGCGTGAGCCATAATATAGTTAAGCTGTGCTCCTATTTCTGGGTCAGCGGATTCTGTTAGTTTCTTGAATCGGGAATCATTGATCATCGCCTCGTAATTCTTACGAGTATCGTTATCCTCTCCTTGTAGCCAACTAAGTTCTTTTTCTGCTTTAGCGTCAAATGCTTGTTTTAACTCAGCACCTTTTTCTTTTGCTTGAAGAACTTTTAGTTGAGATGGTAGGAACTTATCACGTGCTTTACGAGCTTGTAGTAAGCTCTGACGAATATCTTTTTTCGTCATTTCCTTTCCATCGACTTCCGTTACTACGTCCTCTGGTCCGTATCCGTCTGCATTGAATAACATATCTTCAGCCCACTCAATGATGCTATTAACCTCATCTGCCTTTTCTTGTAATCCTTGTACTGAATTTACATTCTCGTATGGATTATCGGCAACGGGTTTATTGCTTTGAAGAGGGTTGTCTGTATTCAACTTGGATTCAAGCTCCTTGATTTTGGCTTCAGCTGCTTTACGCTTTGCTGTAAGTTCCCCAAATCTAGCTACTGCTCTACTCCCTAGCTTTTCGGACAAGTCCCGAAGATCGTCTTCGGACATCTCATCTAGGTCTAACTGTGAAAGAACATCTGTTGATTCTTCAGCTTCCTCTTGGGGTTCTGAAGTTTCTTCAGTTTGTTCAGCAACGATTTCTTCGTTAACTTCCTCTGTCGTACTCTCGTCCGCAGATTCTTCAACTTGCTCTGTTGCCTCAACTGGTTGGCCATTAGTTTCCTCTTGTGAAGGACTTAGTTGACCTAATCGGCGATTAATAAAATCCGCCGATGACATATTTGACTGTACCGCTGTTGTTTCTGTTGTGGGTTCAGCGTTTCCCACTGTGATTTCTTCTGACATAATGTTTTACACTCCTTAACGCCGAGCGATGGCGATGAAAGTATTATACAATACTACGCAAGTCTTTCTGAGTATCGTACTTTTAAATTTTTCCAATCACACATTTGTAGTATCTGATCGTAAGTAATAATACGTCCAGATATTTGCTGAATGTTTTCATTAGTTGCTTTGTGAAGTTCTTCTATTGTCTCTTCACGCAAGTCCTCTATGACTTGTAGGAATCGAGCAAAGTGCTCGTGGTTACTTAATGTTTTTAGATCAGTTTCTAATGTCATTTAATAATTTTGTTAAATTATTTGGGTCCTTCATTACTCCAACCATACGAGGACCTCTAGTCTTAACTTGTTCGTACCATTTAGAATCCTTCATTTCGGCTGCGGCTTTATCGTAATCGTCTTCAGCAAGGGCTTTACGCATTTTCTTAAATGTAAATAGTTTTTTACGACCTAAGTTGAAGGATAAGTCCAATAACGCAATTTTTGCATTGGTTGGTCTAGAACTAAATTTAGGATCAAATTCTTTAGCATCAGTTAAGGCGTTCTTTATACTAAAATTATATAAGTCTCGGATTTGATTCTCATCAAGGGTTTTGCCTTTGTTGACAAGATCATCATAGGTTAAACCGTGTCTCTCCTTTAGGTACTTTATATTAGTTGGCTCCTCTAAGTTGAACCCTACCGCTATTGACATATTGCCTAAAGAATCCTTATAAGCAGCTGGTTTTTTACCTTCATTTAAGGATATGATATTGTACAAATCCATCCCATAAGATTTTGGTTTAGCACGCTTTTCAGCGTACTGTCTTGCGTTCATATTGTCCGCCATTGTATTACATTCCTTGAGTTTGAATATCTCCCATTTGGGCTGGTTCAGTTCCGATTCTTCCAATCTGAGCGTTTTGTGCTTGTTGCATTTGGAAAGTGTACTGACCTTGATACTTTTGGAGTCTAGCTCTGAATGCTTCATCGGACTGCAAGCGAGTAACAATATCTGGCTGAGAAGCATACTGCTGAATAACTTGAAGTGCGATCTGAGCACCGTTAGGACGTGCTGGCATCTCGATACCGGAGTATATTTTGGCGAGATCATCTGTTACTTGTTTCACTACTTGTTCTTGAGCAGCTTCCGTAGGCTGTAGAATCCTATCAGCGAGAACCGGATCAATACTAAAAGCAGCTGCGTCAAGCAAAGAATTAATATCAATCCTACCGTTACGATCCAACTGCGTAAGAGCAGTAAGCTGCTGTAACTTAGCTTCTTGAGTTTGTGGGTCGCTATTAAGAACATCGTATGAAATTATAATATCGTAGTTTTCGTCCGGATTACCTTTGTTGAAAAGTACTGGGTCGGGAGAACCAGTTACCCTAAAGAATACTGAATCGGGTCCAAACCTTTGGAAACATTTGTAGCACATTTGCAATACTTCTGCTGAGTGCTGTAAAAACTTATCAACTAAGAACTGCTTGCGGACTTGTGATATTTGGCTTGTTTCATCCAATCCACAGAGCCTATCCGCTTGAGCTTCCATTGTTTTTTCAATTTCAATGGATCCAGTCGGAGACGGTGGTGTCGGAGCAAAGTCCAAGTCTCCTTTACGTCTGTAAGGAATCATTCTTCCCGGTCCCCAATCTGTCGGTGCTTGACCTACTGGGTGCAAAATCGGAGGTAGTGTAGCTAGACTGTTTCTATCAATGCGTGAATCCCTTTCTACCTTTACTTGATTCTGTATACCACGAAGAATGTCTGGAATAGTTTGAACATCGTATAGACGTTTGCTATCTTCAGAAAGTTTAGTAACAACTACGGGGTAGTCCTCGTAACCATTAAGTAATTCAAATTTAGCGTATCCTTCGCTGTATTCCTTGTGGAAGACTGTGCAATAAATTCCTTCGGAGCCATCCTCTTGGTCAATTAACCTTTGGTATCCGTAAACTATTTCGATTAACTCCTCTGCTTCGTAAGCGTTGTCAGTAAGAGACGTGCTTCTGCGACCCTCTTGTTCTCTTTCAATGGAATCAATGTTTACCCCTTGGTATCTGTCGATCATTGTTTGAACGAAGTCTTCGTCCCATCCGTCAGTGATAACTTTGTTCTCAAGCTCTTGAGGTGTGTAATAAGTTTTCCAAAAACAGTACGGTGCACGCTGTGGGTCTGTCACGTACGGAGGAAAGAAAAAGTCTCCATCGGGAGCTAATGTCTTAACTTCGGGTGCATCTATTTGTCTGCGAACAATTGGTAACTCGGCCTCTCCAGTCTTGCGTAAATCCTTGAGTGCTTTCTTAGCTCTCTTTTTAGTTACTCCCGGAAATGTTGCTTGAAGCAAATCAATCAGAGCATCATCTTCGCCGCCTTCTTGAATTAAGTTCACAACCTCTGGGGCTATTGAACCAATTTGAGCTAAGTCCAAGCGTTGTAAAAACTTTCTGTCCTCTCTGTGCCAACCTACATAAGTAATCAATAATCCTCTTTCTAGAAGATAGTTAGCTCCGAGTTCCATTTCTCTCTTGAACCTTGGAATGTATCCAGAGGATACCATCCATTTCAGAAAACTAGATACAAGCTTGCTTCGAGCAATGTCAGTACTTTCCACTGGGAAAGCTCTTACATTAGCACGATTAAGGCTAGACATAAACAG